CCTGGAGAAATCCGGTGTGAGGCATGCGGGGCATTAGGGGCTGTATCGGCCAGTGGGCTATGCCAGAGCTGCAAGACGGAAGGAGCTGTGTGATGAGGATTTTAATCCTACTGGCCCTGTGTAGTGGTTGCGCGGGAACACGGACAGAGGTGGCGGTGAGCTATTACCACCAAGATGGTGAAGTGACAGTAAAGGTGACCAAATGAGCAACAAGAAATCAGAGGCCCAATATGTCCAATATACCGATGGCCGGGGCATCAGCATGGAGCTGCCACTAGCCCTGAAGGTGTGCCACTGCTCCTGGTGTTTTATGGTGATGGCGCGGGCTAGCACCATCAAGGTGATGCCCAAGCTCCGGAGGCTGGTGGCTGTTGGATTGCTGGGGGAGATTGGTGGGAAATACCACGGGAGGCCCGTGTGTGTGATGTGTAGGGCGGATCTAAAGATCGATGAGAAAAGGGGGACAGAATGAGCAGGCTACAGAGGATTCAACGGGGCAAAACCAATCTGCCACCAAGGCTGGTGGTGTATGGCACGGAGGGCATTGGGAAAAGCACCTTTGCATGCTCTGCCCCTAACCCCATCGTCCTCCAGACGGAGGATGGGCTGGGCCAGATCGAGGCGGACAAGTTCCCAGTGGCCAGCAAGTTGGCGGAAATCCAAGCGGATCTGCTCGAGCTCGAGACTCAGGAGCATGAATACCAGACCTTGGTGCTTGATTCCCTGGACTGGCTCGAGCGGCTGATCTGGGATTATGTCTGCACGGCTCACAAGAAAGAGGATATTTCCCAATTCGGATACGGGCAGGGCTATACTTTGGCCTTGAAGTACTGGCGTGAATTACTGGAGCAAATGGACCGGCTCCGGGAATCCAAAGGCATGGCCATTATTTTGGTGGCTCACAGCAAAATTGAGCGGTATGAGGATCCGGAGAGCCCGGCTTATGACCGTTACAGCCCGCGGCTACACAAATTGGCTAGCGGGGTGATTTCGGAATGGTGTGATGCCCTGCTGTTCGCCACCAGGCGGATCAGGGTATCCGAGGAACAGGGCCGCGGTGGTGTGCGACACCTAGCGGCCACAGCGAAATCCGGGGAGGAAAGGGTGCTCCGGTGTGTGGGGGGGCCAGCATGTGTGGCCAAGAATCGGTTCAGTTTGCCCAATGAGATCCCCCTCTCATGGGATGGTTTTCTTTCTGCAATGGGAGGGTGATTGAGATGAAGTTATCAGGGTTTGATGCCAGCAAGATTGAGGCTACCCGCGGTGGCAGTGATGCCGTACCGGCTGGGGAGTATTATGTGGAGATTGTCAGCTCTGAGGAAAAGCCCACCAAGGCGGGCACGGGTTCCTATCTGGAATTTTCCTTTAAGGTGATTGAGGGGTCATACCAAGGCCAAAGGTTCTGGAGCCGTCTAAACCTCAGGAATCCCAACCCTGTGGCGGTGGAAATCGCTAAGGGGGAGCTGGCCAGCATCTGCCGGGCTGTGGGCATTGCCACACCTGAAGACAGTTCCGACATGCACGGTGAGCCATTGCTGGTGAAGGTGGTGCAGACTACCAGCCCGGATGGCACCGTGAGGAACGAGATAAAGGGCTATAAGCCCTGCCAAGATCCAGCAACACAGCAGGCCCCACCCAAGGCCCCTGCCAAGCCACCAGCATGGGGCAAGGCTCCGGCTAAGGTGACCCAAGCCCAGATGGCCACACCATCTGATGATATGCCCTTCTGATCCCACCACAACCTAACCAGCTCACCCCGACCAGGCTCACAGCCTGGCGGGGCTTGGAGCGTTAGGAAATGGGGATCCACGATGGACGAAATGCTCTTAGACTCAGCCCTCCAATATGCAGCCATGGGCTACCGGGTTTTCCCCTGCCGACCAGGCCGGAAGCTTCCCAACACCACGCATGGAAGGAACGATGCCACCACGGATGAGGCTCAGATCCGGGCCTGGTGGGAGGCATGCCCCACAGCCAATATTGGGCTGGTTACTGATGGCCTGTTGGTGGTGGATGTGGATGGTGGGGATAATGATTGGCCAACCAATCAAGAGCTGGCTGCCGAGCTCTGCCAAGCTCCCACTTCAGTGACACCATCAGGCGGCAGGCATCATATCTACCGACAGCCGGAGGCACGGGAGTACCGGAGCACAGCGGGCCGATTGGCCACCAAGGTGGACACCCGGGCTAATGGTGGTTACATAGTGGCCCCACCTAGCAGGCTGGAAGATGGCAGCCAGTACCAGTGGATTGATGGGCTCGAGCTGGATCCATTGGGTAGATTGCCAGAGCCTCCGGAGTGGCTCATCAAAATGGCGGATGCCCTAGCACAGGGCCGCGGGCCGGGGGCTTTGCCACAGGGGCCGATATTGGGGGACAGCAACCCGATACCGGATGGCCAAAGGAATTACACCCTAGCCCGTCTAGCGGGCACCATGCGGCGGGCAGGCATGAGCCGGGGGGAGATTGCCAGCGCATTGCACAGGGCAAATGCTGATAGGTGCTGCCCTCCCCTGTGTGAATCAGAGGTGGAGCGGATCGCCGACTCCATTAGCCGTTATGAGCCTGACCAGATCACCGTGGCTCTCGTGGAGGGCCATTGGGGGCAGATGGCCGAGGAGATCCCTGACAGCATCGGGCCAATTGACCCGGGACCATTTCCGGCTCACTTGCTTGAGGTGCCGGGCCTGCTGGCTGATGCTTGCCAATACATGCTGGATAGCTCGCACAGGCCCCAGCCCATCTTGGCCCTTGGAGCAGGCCTGAGCCTATTGAGCGTGATCACAGGCAGGCGGGTGATGGATGAAATCGGCACTAGGCCCAACCTCTATGGCCTTGGGGTGGCGCCATCGGGGGCTGGCAAAGAGGCGCCAAGGTCAGCAGTTAAAGAGATCCTCTGGCAAGCAGGTGCTGGGGCAATGTTGGGGGAAAGCATTGCCAGCCATGCGGGGCTAGTCACACACACGGGCCAACAGCCCAGCATGGTCTGGCTCATTGATGAAATAGGCCGATGGCTCCGGGGGATATCTGCTGTGGGAGACAAGGCCCCACATCTAAGCGGCATCGTCACAAATTTTATGAAATTCTACACCTCAAGCCATTCGGTGTATCTGGGGGATGCCTACGCGGACATCAGCAAGCGGGTTGAGATCCACCAACCCAATGTGGTTCTATTCGGCACCACGGTTCCGGAAAGCTTGTACCAAGGCCTGACAGCAGACAGCGTGGCAGATGGGTTTCTATCTCGGGTGCTGATATGGGAAGGGCCAGCCACTAGGCCAAAAAAGCGCAAGCCACGGGCAATGGCCCCACCTGCTGACTTGGTGGAGCAAGTTCGGGCTTGGGTGAATTGGACACCCGGCACGGGCAACCTAGCGGGTATGCACCCCAAGCCTTTGGTGATCACCAGCACCCGGGAGGCTGGGGCCATGCTGGATCAGTTTGATGAGGAGTGTGACCGCGCACAGGATAAGGAAGAAAGCCAACTGAACACCCTGTGGAGCCGGGCGGCTGAGAAGGCCCGCAAGCTGGCCCTCCTCCACACCTGCTCCCGCATGGTGCCAGGTGAGCCAATCCAGATTGATTTAGAGGCCTCTAGATGGGCCTGTGAGCTCTCCAAATACCTTACCCAGCGTCTGATCTACCTTGCCCATCAATGGGTGGCAGACGGGCCATTTGATGGCCGGAGGAAGCGGGTGCTCCGGTCTATTCAGGAATCAGGTAAGCATGGGCTCACGGGGAGTGAATTATGCAGGCGCACCCAATCTCTCAGCCCCAGGGAGCGGGCCGAGGTGCTTGAGGCATTACTTCAATCGGGTGAAATCCTGGCAAAGCTGGATGAATCATTGAAGCCTGGAAGGAAGGCCCTGAGGTATTTTTGTCATGAAAACACTGTAAAACCCGAGTGATTTAATTCTTCAATAATTCAAGATCACCCTTAGGTAATAGGGGAAAGGAAGGAGAGAGTAACAGAGAGAACAAACAAGAAACTAACAGGTAATGAATTAATGAATTATTGAATTAATTATATTTATTATCTATTTACAAGACAGTCTAGGGAAGATGGGAGAGATACATGGCGGACAGAGATTCAGACCACATGCTTAGCGAATTGCAGGAGGCCCGGGCCGAGGTGGACCGGCTCCGGCGCCTTATCCGGGACCAGACCGGGGTGATGGTTCAGGGGCGTACCTACTGGCCTGAGTGGGTAAATGTTGAGCTTGGCCAGAGTGGGCCACAGCCGGGATGGGAGGAGTTATGAAACCCATGACACCAGACCAGCAGGAGCTGGTTAATGCCAATCTGAATCTGGCCTATTATTTCAGCCACCAGTGGCAGCCCCCACGGGGCATGTGCCAGGCGGATTGGACCGCGGAATGTTGGTACTACATGACCATGGCGGCAATCAAGTTTAAACCTAGCCAGAGCAAGAATTTCCCTGGCTATGCCACCCGGGTGATGATGAACGGGTGGAAGTGCTGCCAGAAGCGCATGAGCTTTAAATGCCGGGATATTTCCCGGGTGGTGGCCTGTAGCCATGAAGTGGATGTGGTTGACTACCGGGACCAGACCACGGGGGATGCCGTGAGTGAGGCCGCGGTGCTGGTGAGGGGAATAATCCAGCGACTGCCCCTAAGGTGGCAGCCAGTTATTACCCTACGCCTACGGGGTAAATCCTATTCGCATATTGGCCGGGTGCTGAGGTGCAGCAAGGAAACGGTGAGGAAACAGTACGACATGGCCCTAAGGTACATGGCTCGGAGATGGGGGGACCGATTGAATGGGTAGGCATAAACCGCGGCCAATGCTTACGGCAGAACAGCAGAAGCTGGTAGATGACAATCTGGCATTGGCCTATAAGTTTTCCCGCAAGTACAGGCCCCCAGCCTACGGAATTACTCAGGATGAGTGGGTGGCTGAATGTCTGTATCGGCTGGTGATCGCGGCGGCTGGCTACAAGCCGGAGCTGGGGTTCAAGTTTTCCACCTATGCCTTCCACTCTTTCCGGCACGGCATGTGGCGATTGGGTGCCATGCAAAAGAGGAACAATGAAGTAAATAGCCTGGCAGAAACAGAGTGTTATATACCGGCTCCAGCCATCGACATGGACCGGGGCAGATATGCCCGGGCCCAATTAGAAACCCTACTGCCCCTTTTGGATGAGCGTGGGGCCTCCATCCTTCGGCAAAGAATGGCCGGGATGACACTAGCGGCATTGGCTGAGCATTTCAAGATTTGCAAGGAGCGGGTGCGCCAGATCCAAGACAACGCTATTAGGGAACTAAACCAGCACATCGAAAAACACGGGATTGAGTACGCGGGGTGAGCATGGACAGATGGGGAGAGGTGGCACAGATCGTGCATGAGATAGCGGGCAAATATGGATTTGCTGCCAAGCAGCATAAGCTTTTGGGAAGGTTACTAAGACTTGCTGAGGAGGCTGGAAATGACACTGGACAAAACCCGGTACAAGGAATTAGTGAAACACCTGGGGCAGGCTGTGGAGCTTGTGGGCCAGGGTGTGAAGCTGGCGGAAACCAGCAGGCTACGGACGGCTAGGGAGTGGCTCCGGAGGAGTAGGGCTTTGATACGGCAGGGCATGGACATTTTGGAGCTGGAGATTATGGACAACGAAGACCAACAGGAGCAGGGTGGTTCATGAGCAAAGTAGACCCTAGCCACTATGTGAGCCAGACAGGGCTTGAATGCCATGAGGCCCAGCGGGCTGTATTGGGCCAGGCTGGAATGATGGCCTACTGGCACGGGTGTGCAATCAAGTACCTGTGGAGGTGCTGGCATAAGAACGGGGTGGAAGATCTCAGGAAAGCAATTCGGTGCTTGGAGTTTTTGATTGCTGAGGTTGAGCAGAAGCAGGGAAACGAAAAAGGGGAGGGGTTATGAGAATTGAGGCAGAGCGGGATAGTTTACTGGCCGCGGTGGCCATGGTGTGCGGAGTGGTGCCAAGCAAGCCAACTAGGCCAGAGCTCGGATTTCTCAGGCTGAAGGTGCCGGATATTCTCAAGGCCACGGTGCATGGCACGGATCTTGAGATCCACCTAGAGTGTGGGCTCAAGCTGATCCTACTGGAGGGGCCGGGTGAGGTATTGCTCCCAGCCCACCAGCTCTTGGCTGTGCTCAGGGCTATGCCTGCCGGAGAGGTTACCATTCAGATTGATGGCACGGAGGCTGTGATCAGCTCAATTGGCATGGTGTACCGGCTTGAGACTGGAGAGCCGGAGAAGCTGCCAGATGTTCCCCTGGCTGAGCCAGATTGGAAGCTGGTAGCTACAGGGGGCAAGCTTCGGCAGGTGGTTAGGCGGGTATCCTACGCGGCCAGTACGGATGCCTCAAGGTTCACCATGAACGGGGTACACCTGAGAATTACCAATCATTTCTTACAGGCAATTGCCACAGACGGCAGGCGATTGGCTATGGCTGAATGCAGCCTGGTGGAGGAGTGGCTGGCCAATCAGAGCCACCCGCCATACGGGGCACCTGATCCCATCACGGTGCCCAATCGGGCTGTGGATGTGATGGAGAAGGTGGCTGTGGAGTTTGCGGTCTTCTCATGGACCACGCGCCAACTCAGGGTGGAGTGGTATGTGGAGGGCATCCTTGAAGTGGCCATGACCACGGTTTTGATTGAGGGCAAGTTCCCGGATGTGGATGCCGTTTGGCCCAAGGGTAAGGCGGGCACAGTGTTTGAGATTGGCACCGAAAACCTTCTCTCAGGTATCAAGCGGGCTAGTGTGTGCGTGGACAGCGAGACACGGAGGATGGGCTTGAGGATCAGACCTCATGGCCTCACCCTGGAATCTCGGGGCACGGGCCGCGGGCAAGCCACGGTAGATCTGGCTGTGGATGTGGTGGGGGATGAGCTAGACATTAATCTTAACCCAGCATACTTGGCGGACTGTGTCAGGCATTGCGGTGAATCGGCAAAGCTTTCGGTTAAAGGTGAGGGGCATCCTGTTGTGATCGGGGGCGATTTTTACAGCGCCCTTGTCATGCCCCTAACCTAGGAGCCTCATGGCTCTCACCATCTGTCTGCCCCTGCCCCCATCTGTCAATCACATCTGGCGCCATGCGCGGGGGCGGACCTTTCTTTCCAAGAATTACACCCAGTGGATCCAGCGGGCCCAAGTGGCACTCATGTGCCAATTTTGTAAGCCCTGCAAATGGCGCGGGCCCCTAGAGGTTCACATCGAGGCCAGACGGGGCAAAGGCTGGGATCAGCGGAAGCGGGACTTGGACAACATGGCCAAGCCGGTTTTGGATTTCCTAGTGCGTGAGGGGCTGATCCCGGCGGACGATCACACGGTGATCCAGCGGGTAGTGATCGAGCTGGGGCCAGGCACCTCACCTGAGGCAGAGGTGGTGGTATCTGTGCGGCATTACGGAGCGGAAGCATGAATAGGTTTGAGGTGGATGAGCGCACGGTTCCGGCTGCCGAGGTGGCCAAGAGGCTGGACCATGTGAGGCTGTGGCTACAGGATCAAGAGATACTGGATGGGCTGGCCGTGGCCATGGATGAGCTGCCGGATGATGTGCCACTGGATGAGCTGGAGGACCGGCTGGAAACTATCCCGGAATTGGTGCCGAGGATCACGGTGGCACGGTGGGCCATGCTGTGTGAGCTGGTTTGCCCGGAGCTGTATCTCGACAGCCCACCAAGCAAGAAGACCAGCGCGGCCATTCCCGGCAGCCGGAGCATGTTGTGGAGATTGAGTGAGCGGGCCAGGTGCGGGCTAGCCCTGCACCACCCGAGGGATTCCGCGGGTGTTGATGAGCCAGTGCAGCTAGAGCTATTTCCCGGGTGATCGTGCGGGGCTGGTGGTAGTTTGCGGGAATGATTCCGCGCAAGCTTGCCCAGCACAGAAGCACAGCCCCAGCCATGCCTAGGGCTTTGACCAGGCCATCGACCCATGCCCGAGGGTATGACCGGACTTGGCAAAAGCTCAGGCTGATGGTTTTGAGGCGGGAGCCATTGTGCCGGAAATGCGGCAAGGCCGCGGGTGATGTGGATCACATTATAAGCATTCGCAGACGGCCAGACTTGAGACTTGACCCGGAAAACCTGCAAGCCCTGTGCAGGGCCTGCCATTGCAAGAAAACTAAAGAGGACCAGCAGCGTGGCTAAATCAACTAATCTAAATTTCACCCAAGAAATAAACTTGCTAGGCAAGCGCCTAACCAGCACAGACACAACCACCTATGTGACCCTGTACACAGCCAGCACAGATGATGCCGTGGTTAAAAGCATCACAGTCACCACCACAGACACCAGCGCGGTAAACCTGAAGGTTGCCATCAATGATGGCACCACCGATTTCCTGCTTGGCACAGTGCGGGTGGCATTGGCCAGCGGCACAGATGGCGCGGTGGCTAGCGTGGATATTCTTGGTTCCAGCCTGTTGCCTGGGCTGCCAAGGGATTTAAATAATCGGACTATATTGCCGCTAAAGAATGGTTTCATTTTGAAGGTTGGTTGTCTGGCCACAATGACAGCAGCGAAGCAAACAGACATTCTAGCAGTAGTAGAGGAGTACTAAGATGGCTGACCAGCACAGCAGTTTTGTAGAAGGCCTGACGAGCCCGGCGGATAATCAGGTGGCCATTACACCATCAGACAGCACGGATCTGGCGTTTAATTCACGGGCCATCCGGGTTGGCGTAGGCGGTAGCCTGGTAGTCACTCCAGCGGGTGGCGGATCAGATGTGACCTACACGGTTTACAACGGCGAGGTGTTGCCGATCCGTGTTAGCAGAGTAAAGGCAACCGGGACAACTGCCACTAACTTGGTTAATTGGTACTGACATGCTTAACCTACTTAGCATTGGAACCAACAGAGGGCACAGCATGATTGGCGTGGGTATTTCTGCTGGTTTGACGGGCGCTAAAAGGGCTAGGTCTATTCAAGATCCACTACCAGCTCTGGATTTAGACTGGGCTACTGATAGATCTTTGCCAGCGGCCTATGGGCCTACGCCAAGTTTTTCCAGGGCATCGACTGGAACATATTTTACTTCTTCCGGTGTGCTAACCACAGCAGCGATTAACGCTCCACGATTCAATCATGTCTACAACGGATCTAGCTGGGTGAGTAAGGGGTTATTGATTGAGGAGCAGCGGACGAATTCATGTAGAAGCTCAGGCGATTTAGCCAATGTGACCTACTGGCAGAGGAATACTAGCGGGAGTGGTCAATCTGTGACGGCAAATTCTGCTGCTGCACCAGATGGAACTAATACAGCAGCACTAATGGTTAACGGAACCGGCCCATACTGGGTAGCAAACCTCGCCTCAATTACCTACGCAAACGGAACAGCGTATACATTTTCGGTATGGCTAAAAAGGAAGTCTGGAACTGGAAATGTATGGATTAACACCAATCCATATGGTAGCGGTGGAACATGGTTGGTTTTAACTATCACTAGCGAATGGGTTAGATACTCAGTCACTCAAACTGCCACAGCTACGACTACCCCAGTGCAAGCTCCCGGTGTTTATGTAGATCAGGCTGGTCAGGAGGTTTATGTTTGGGGCGCACAACTGGAAGCAGGCGCATTCCCAACTAGCTACATCCCAACAACCACAGCAGCGGTGACAAGGTCAGCGGATGTCTGTCAGATAACTGGGACTGACTTTAGTGGTTTTTGGAATGCGAGTGAGGGGAGTTTAGTTTACGAAGCTGACTCATCTAGCAATGTTATAGGCAATCATTTTGTATTTCTTGTTTCCGATGGGACTTTTAACAACCAATACCAATCCTCTCGTAGCCAAAATAATGCCTACACGGATGTTGGTTTTTGGGTTAAAAATGGAAATGTTTGGCAAGCCTTAATTTACACTTCTGCTGGCGCATGGTTGCAGGGAGCAACAAGCAAGGACGCAATGGCATATAAAGTTGACGATTTTGCTTTTAGCGACGATGGATCGGCAGTACTGACTGACGCATCTGGAACATTGCCAACGGTAAACAGGATGGAAATTGGTGGTTCTAGCTTGATAAGTGCAGCACTTAACGGCCACATCGCCCGCCTACGCTATTTTAATACACGCCTAACAAACTCCAAATTACAGGAGTTGTCTACATGACAATTCAAGATGTACTCCTGCGTTTTGATTCCCAGCTACAGGCCGCACAGGTTGGCCGGTCGCTGGGGTATTCCACGCAAGATCTAGACACAGGCGAGTGGTCAACCACACAAGCAACACTAGATCTGGCCATCTGTGTGATGGGTGAACACTACGCGCCCACGGGGGACACTACTGAAGGTCAAAACGGTGAGCCTGTGCCGGTGTTTGCAGGCGATGGTAAATGGTGGGTGATGGTTAGGAGCCTGGTAGAAATTGAGCTGCCAGCACAGATTCTGCCGTACATCGTCGTGCGTGACCCAGAGAACCCAGCCATACCCAACCAGGTGTGGGCATGAGCTACACAAGCAAACTGAATCTATGCCTGTTACAGTCCACCAGCCTGGGCGGATCGGCTGACAGCGCGGCCAAAGTTCTGCCAACTCGCAGGCTTACCGACCGGCTGAATTTTGCATTGGCAGGGTATGGGCTGTTGGCTGGTGGTTCGGTTAGTGCGGCTGAGCCTGCCATTATTGCGACTACCGTAATAGGCAAATCCACTCAATTGACCATGACTGTCACCGAGACTACCACTATCACCACTGCGATTCTCGGAGGTTAGCATATGCCGTACAACTCCAACACTGGCACCTACAGTTACAATGTCGGCGACCTTGTTCGGCTACAGGCGACTTTCAAAGACTTGGCCAGCGTGCTGGCTGATCCAACAACCGTAGTTCTCAAGGTGAAAAACCCCGCAGGCACGACAACCACCTACAACTATCCGGGAACAATTATTCGTAGTTCCACCGGTGTTTTCTATTACGACTATTTAGTTGGTGCCAGTGGCACCCATTATTTTAATTTTGCTGGCGCAGGCGCATACACCGCAGTTGATGAATCAAGTTTTGAGGTTGTAGCTACCCAGTTTTAGAGAGGTGTCCTATGTTTGATCCCATTCAATTACCCAACGAACTGCCAATCAATTCCCTGAAAATCCTCTTGGATTTCGCCAGGCAGAAAACACCATGGGGACGCGACGTGCTAGCCGCTGCCGCTACGGTTGCGCTGTACGGCGCTCAAATAGCTGTGCCTGCTCCCAGCATGGAGACAGGGGAGGCATTCGATCCTGAAGCCACGCTGGAGGCAGCAATCAGCCAAGCGGAAGGACCAGACGAGGCCAAGCAATTCTTGCCAATCCCATGGATGCTGCTAGCGCAATGGGCAATTGGCCTGCTCATCAACCGGCTAAGCAAGTGATCAACTGGCGCAAGCTATTCCAGCCAGAAGTGGAAATGTGGTTGGGAGTTCCACGCTCACCCGGCTGGAGATCCGCGCGGTCAAAGCATCTCAGTAAATTTGGATCTTGCGCCGCGTGTGGACGGTCCAAAAATCTTGAAGTTCACCATGTCATTCCATTTCACATAGACCGAGATTCCGAACTAGACCCGGCAAACCTCCTCACGCTGTGTGGTGATTCCTGCCATCTGGCATTCGGTCACCTGTTCAACTGGTCGAGCCACAACCAAAGCGTGCGCGAGGATGCGAACGCGTGGCTGGCCAAGGTTCGCTCTCGTCCCTAGGAATGGAGTCCCGATGCCAATCCAATGGTCTGCGGCCAAGGTCGATGACAAGGTTCACAAAATCACTTTCGGCATCGATAGTTCCAGCAAGGATGTTCCAGAATTGCTGGTCCTAACCGACCTGCATTGGGACTCGGCGCAATGCGATTTGGCGCTTCTCAAAGAGCATATGGATCTCGCACTATCGAGAAACATGCCGGTCCTAATCGCTGGTGATCTATTCGATGTGATGCAAGGACGATGGGATCCGAGATCCAGCCAGGAGAGCTTGCGCGAGGAGCATCGAGGCGGTCGGTATTTCGACAGCGTGATCAGTACCGCGCTCGAATGGTTCAAGCCATACAAATCCATTCTCGCAATCGTCGCACCTGGCAACCATGAAACCTCGGTTGCCAAAAGGCACGATACCAATCTGATCTCCCGGTTTGTCGAAGGCCTCACCCAGATGGGCGGAACAGCACTTGAGGCTGGATACTGGGGATTCGTTCAAATCCAAATCAATCAAAAATCAAACCATAAAGGACAAGTATTGTTGCATTTTACCCATGGCAGTGGAGGTGGGGCGGAAGTGACACGCGGTTTTATCGATCAAAACCGTATTAGAAGCATGTACAGCGCGGATATCTATGTCAGCGGTCACATCCACCGCCGGAACTATGACGAGAACATTATGCTCGGTGTTTCCGGTGTGGGGAAACTCTGGAAACAAAAGCAGTTATTTATCAGGTGTTCGACCTACAAAGATGAAATCGACGGCTGGCACGCTGAGAAAGGTCGAGCCGCTCGTCCGCTAGGCGGCTGGATTCTCCAGTTCAATTGCCGGCGTTTAGGAAAATCCGATGGCAGCCTTCACATTTCGCCACAGGCCATTGCGCCGTGATCCAGTTGCCGGACCTCCGCCAACAGCATGACTACGACTGCGGTTCGGTATGCTGCCGGATCGTTTGGAATCATTTCAAGGTTTCCAGAAAAACCACACTTACCACCGAAATTGACGGCACCGATCCGCGAGCCATCGAATCGGCCATGCGGATTTCAGGACTGCCGGTCATTAGCGGAACCATGACGCTAGCCGACCTGGCTTGGTTCACCAGAACCAAACGACCGGTTATCGTACTGGCCACATGCAGCACCGAGCCAATAGGTCACTACATGGTGTGCGGAGGCCAGAAGGACCGGCGGCTGCATTTCCAGTGCCCAAGCCGTGGACCTATAGCCGAGACACCGCGCCGGTTCGATAAACGCTGGCACGATGTGGACCGGCTTGGCACGCGGTATAACCGTTGGGGAATTGTGGTTGGTTGACCAGTTGGCAGCGGTTTATGGTAATGGTTGGTAAATTATTGTCTCCCCACAAATCACAAGAAAATCACAAGACAAGAAAAAAACATTCAATTTTCCCCGCAATTTTGACGAATAATTCATCGGGTAGCGAGGATTTAGTATGTGATTTTCAGGCAAAATACTGATGCTCTTGCATTTGATTTCCGATTTCTTGTAATGTAGTGTGTACCAGCGTAAACGGGCCTACCGCCCGCATTCACAAGAAAAGAACAAGATCATGCACCGACCTACCTACACCCGGCCTGTCCCTGCCGGCGCAAAAACCAGAGTGGTTAAAGGTAAAACCGAAGTCTGCCTAAGGCACGACGGCAAGATGGCTTGGTTCCCGTTGAGCAAGGGCGGCCGCGCTCGGATCCCATCGAAGGATTGGCATGGCCAAGTTCGCCTGGCTAACGGCCAAATCGTGACGATTAGGCTGGTCAAAAACAAAGAAGCCAGCCAAAGGATTTTGCACAACCGGCAGATCAAGGAAGACAACATTGCCAGCGGCAAAGAGGTGCCAGCGGTGATTGAGACGACTAAATCCTTGGCAGAGTATGTGTCGCAGTTTGAGGCTGAACGCGCCAGCAGTGGCATCAGTCATAAGACTCTGGCGAACACGCGGCCAGCGCTGCGGCGCGCATTGGCAGAGCTCGAACTAGTCACAGTTCAGGATCTGCGTGCGCTTACATCTGAATGGATTTCGCAGTGGTTCGTTGGGATGGACAAAGCGCCAGGCACAAAAGGCAAAATTTTAGAAACACTCAAACTATTTACTCGGTGGATGGCAGACCGTAGTCTGTTGTCTGCCTCCCCGAAGTTTCCAAAATACTCCACCAAGATTGTCAAGGCGCGAAGGCCTTTAACTATCGACGAGGTTGAACGCCTAGCGAAAGCCGCGCCTTGGCCTAGGTCTCTGCTTTACAGGCTGGCGTTTGCGACCATAGCCAGAAGGTCTGCCCTAATGAATTTGAAGGCTGAGGATTTAAAATTTGGATCAGCTGGCGTGACCATCATGCTGAGGCCAGAACTGTCCAAGACCGGCCAAGGCCAACAGGTGCCAGCACCAGGACATTTAACCTCTGACTTAAAGCGGCTGGTGGCAGAATGTCCCACTGGCGGCAAACTGTTTGCTGGGGCAAGGCAGGGAAATTTTAGCGAGAATTTTAACAACGATCTGAAGTCGGCAAAGATCGAGAAATTAACCGCCGATGGTGCCGCCTGTTTCCATTCGCTGCGCCATGGCGGCACCACTCACCTGATCCGCTCGGGTGTGCCAATGGTTCTGGTCCAGCGAATGGGCGGATGGGTCAATTTAAATATTTTGGCCAAACACTACAGCCACCTGTCGCCAGTCGTTGACCGGGAGCAAATCGACCGCGCCATGTCCCCGGCGAAAAAAACGGAGTAACCGTGCAAGATTCCCTGTCCTCACTGCAAGTAGGTGAACAGGCGTACACTATGTAAATGGGAGGTGATCCAAGAAAAATTGTAGTTACGACGACCGCTAGAATTTTGACCACGTTTTTTTAGGTAACATAGTAATAGCGGATGTTTTTTTTAGGTTGTTTTTGCAAACGGAGGATTAAGACTTGTCAGAACAGAGCCTGGGCGAACAAGTGCTGAACACAAAAGAACTTGCGGCGAAATTGCGCTGCTCGCGTCCGATGCTGTACCGGCTCATGTCGTCCGGCGGACTCCCGAAAGGCTTTAGCCTAGGTCGAAATCGTCGCTGGCTAACTAGTGAAATCGACTGCTGGCTACGGGAGAAAGCCCACAGGGCGCAGAAGGCACGCTGAAAAAACAGACCCACCGTGCGCTAACACGGTGGGCCCAACTGTCAGCAGTGCTAACAGCGCCTTCCACAGTCAAAGGTTGGCAACCTCAGTATACGAGTGTTGCCGCCGCCATATCAATCCCCGCTTCTAGGTGGCATCTTTCGGCAACTCAACGGAACCAGAACCAGACGCAATCTCGGGATGATTGAGCCGCAGGTATTCTGCGCAAGCCCAATCTATCGCCTTTGCAGTTGAGCGGCGGTCGGCCTTTGCGACCACCTTCATCAGCGCATAGATGGCCGGGTTAATCCGGACATGCTTGCCTACTGGTCTGTTCCGTTTCTTGCTCACCAATCGCCCACCTAATTAGCTAACAGCCCAAATCATACCAACGAAAACCACGGTTTTCAAAGATAAACAGATAGTAGGATTGTGTTTACATTGTGTGTTCCCTGTGTATACACACCGGAGAAAATCGGGCATGAAGACATTCGCAGTTCTGATTTGCCTGGTTGGTTTTCTTTCTGGCTGTTCTGCCACGCGGTACGAGGTCCGGGTGAGTTACTCACCAGTTCCCGACTGCGACATAAGCGCCAAAGTTTTCAGCAATTAAAGGAGATGCACGGATGCTTTCTATCAGGATCAAAGATGGCGAACGAATTCAGGTCGGACATGGAGGTGTGACGGCATGGGTGACAGTGGTGAAGGACGGTCCATACATCCGCCTGCTGGTGGACGGGCCGAGGCAAATCAAGGTTTTGCGCGAGAGTCTGGTGATACCGGACACGGTTCCTGCGACCAGTGTGGCGTGATAACAGCATCGATCACCGAGCAACTTTGCTGGCGATGTTTCCGCGCTGAACAGGAGGACTAATGGACACAGGATACCAACTCGGAATGTCTCTGATTGGGACAATCTGGGAACCCGATTTCATGGAAATAGTAAACCTCGCACTAATTGATTTCATGGAGGCGTGATGGCTAGGAAGGCTTATGGACTGCGTGACTATGAACACGAATCGTACATCTGTCCCAACGGTAACGAGCTTTATTTGCCGAGCAAGATGCGGTTTGAAATCTGCCACCTGTGCCTAACTCCAGCGATATCGCCCGAAGCCGATCCGGCAACAGTGGCAGGTGCGACGCGTTATCTGGATCGAGGATGGATTCGCTGGCGCAGTGGTTACATCGACAGCCGGCCTGTCTGCACAACCTGCCAAAACAAATGGCGGATGGCGCGGAGGGCACAGCATGTCCAGGGATAGGCCGGAATATTGCTTGACCGAGTACGGCAAGCAACAGGTTCAGGAAAACATTGCGCTGGGTTATTACCTTGCGAATAAATTCCGCGCGCCATACGGATGGGACCACGAGGATTGGAAAGCTGAATGCCTAGAGGTGTTGTGCCTGGCTGTGGCTAGGTACTCACCAGCTCGCGGTTATTCGCTCTCAACACTGGCTGAGCGATTAGCCTGGCTGAGGCGCGGAAACATTAACGTGATGGGCCGAACCAAGCGCGCTGGCTGGGGCGTGGTGACTACCAGTCTGGATAAACAGCATTCCAGCGAAGGGGCAAATCTCGGTCTGCTTTGCGGGTACACCGACCCGGGTTTTGAACAGGTTGAGCGGGCCGATTTAGTCTCCGCTGTGATCGCTGAATGTTCGCCGCGCAGTGCCGCAATTCTGCAACGCCTGGCTGAAGATGTTTCGCTGCCGGATATCGGTGCGGGCATGGGATATTCGCGGCAGTGGGCCAGCCAAACCTTATTCGAGGTTAGGCAAAAGCTCACCCGTAAATTCCCTGATGAGGTTCGCCTGACTGGAGCTTGCAAGTCCTGCGGTGGGCCACTGGTTAAACACAGCAATAAGTGCCAGCCAATGTACTGCTTGAATTGCGCTGGACAAATTGCCAAGGCGAAGAAGCGCCTTTATCACCAACTAAACCAGGACAAACACAACAAGAAACGGAGGAAAAAGAAATGCACAGCGAAGACGACATCTTGCCAGACAAACTGATTGATCGAGCGGATAAGTGGTCTTTGATGATCATCGACTTCTACCGGCAGTGGGTGGCAAGTGATTGTCCCACCTATTTTGAGCGGGATTTCGAGACCTACACAAAATTGATTATTCGGGATGAAGGTGGCCTCAAAGTTTTCGTGAGCCTGTCCCAGTGGAGACCATACGAACAGCGCAGGTGCTGGACGATGAGCAAACCTTGGGGCGGTGTGCTGAAGCATCCAACGGTTTGGTTCATCGACGTTGTTGGCGAATTGGTGTCATCAAAAAAGGAGACAGGTCATGAGTGAGACAGCATTGGCGGTATACGAAACTGAGACCAACCCGCAATCGGTTGTAACTAAAGGACAGGCGACAGCAAACGCTTGCCGAGCAATCGTAATGCAATGCTCGATGCAATTGCAGGGCAAGCGCTACATAAAAGCGGAGGGATGGCAGGCACTGGCCGCATCCTGTGGCTATTCACCGCGCATCGGAATCGTCGAGGAATTAAGCAACGGCGACATCCGGGCGGTGTGCGATCTGGTGCGGTTGTCGGATGGTGAGATCGTCGCCAGTGCTGAAGGTTACCTCGGCATGGACGAGGGCATGTGGGCGAAGCGACCTCGCTATGCACGCCGAGCAATGGCGCAGACCCGAGCCACCAGTCGCGCTTGCCGATCTGCCCTGGCTTGGATTGTGCCGCTGCTCGATGCCGGGTTGGAAACCACACCAGCCGAAGAGATCCCACACGCTGAGATCGAGACCAGGTCGATGCCGGTTCAGGTTTCGGCACCGAAGGTTGAGGTTTCCGAGGCTGGCATGGTGCGCAGTGTCAGTGAGCAGAGTATTCAAAAGATTGTCGGACTGATCAGCCGAGCCAAAAACGCTGGCGTGATTTCAGATGCTGAGGTTTTCCGCACCGGGATGCGCAAAACCTATGGCGTGAAATCCGCCAAGGAATTGACCGAACAACAGGCAGACGAGGTTTTGGATTCACTCCAATCGATGCTGGCTGAGCGTGCAGCTATCGCAGAGGCTAATTAACCAGGAGAGTTTGACCATGGATCTGAGCGAATTTGATTCGATGCTGGCCGGCAACAAACCGACCGAGCGCAGGCAGTATGAAACGGTTCAGCCTGGAACATACCGGGTGGAGATCCTCAGCGAGGAAACCAAGCCGACCAAGGCCGGTGATGGCGCCTATCTGGAATTGGTTTTGCGTATCGAGGACGGACAGTTTGCAGGCCAGCGGATTTGGGACAGGCTGAACCTGAAGAACAAAAACGCCAAGGCGGTCGAGATCGCATTGGCCAGCCTGCGCAGCATTCAACGCGCTTGCCACCTAGAGAAAATTACCAGTTCATCGGAACTGGTCGGTCACAAACTCCGGATCAGAACCCGAATCCGTGAGTGGAACGGTCGGGAGTCTGCCGAGGTGGTCGAGTATATGCCGTACCACGCCGAGCCGCGTGTGGTGAATCCTCAGCCTGGCAAAGAATTCAACAATGACGATTACCCATTTTGACCCGATCACCACCGTCTTCTAAGTGCCTAGGCATGATGCCAAACAAGGATCCTCGATAGATCCTCGGGGAAATGCGGGTGCTGGCAGTCCCGCCGGTGGTTTTTTTTAAGGATGTAAACATGCGACAGAACGACCTTTTCGGAGGCGTGGATGCCTACGGTGCGCAGTTGCCGCCGCCAACAGGTGAGCAATTGCGTGATGAGGCGATTGCCAGAGTTGCTGCGAATGCTCCACCCAATTGGATTGACGACGCGATCAATGCCATTCGGCATGTGTCGCTGAAGCACCGGCTACTGACCAGTGACGATGTGTGGCCATTGGTGATCCAGCCACCGGAACCGAGAGCGTTAGGCGCAGCGTTTCAGGAAGCAGCTAGGCGCGGGATTATTCGCAAGACGGACCGAGTGATTGCTAGCCGTCGGCCTGAATGTCATGGTAGGCCGATTGCGGTTTGGGAGGTGGTGTGATGCGTGAATTTAAAATTGATTCTGAATTTAAAGAATTGATACCGCCTCTCCAGCCAGATGAGCGGAAACAATTAGAGGAAAACATCCTGGCAGAAGGTTGCCGAGATCCATTATCCGTCTGGGATGGTGTCTTGATTGACGGACACAACCGCTACGATATTTGCACCAAGCACGGCATGGCCTTCGATGTTCACGAGGTGGCGTTTGAGGATCGCTCGCATGCCATCGAGTGGATTATTCGCAACCAGTTTGGGCGGAGGAATTTGTCGGATTATACGAAGGGAAAACTATCGCTTAGGCTGGAGGAAGTTATTGGCAAAAGGATGAAGGCCAACCAACGGGGTGGACAGGGTGGCGTTTTGCTTGTGCCAAAATTGGCACAAGCAAAAACAGAAGTAGAGTTGCCAAAAACAAGGAATGAACTTGCCAAGATTGCTGGAGTTAGTCACGGAAATATTGACAAGATCAAGAAGATCGCACAAGCAATCGAAGCTGGAAAACTTGACAAAGAAGTTGAAAGAAAGCTCGAAGGCCGGGAAGTCTCCATCAACCGTGTCTTCCGTGACCTCAAAGAGCAGGCAACCAAAGAACGCATCGAGACGGCCAAGGCTGAAGCCGTCTCGAAGCTGAAGGAAGTTGACGAGATCCATCTCGGCGACTTCAGGTTGATAGGTGACAGGGTCCCGGATGGATCGGTTGACCTGATATTCACTGATCCGCCATATGACCGCGCCGCTATTAAGTTGTTTGATGGCTTGGGTGAATTTGCTGCCAAGAAGCTTCGACCAGGCGGGAGCTTAGTGTTCTACCTCGGGCAGATCCAGTTGCCATCGGCTATGGAAATTCTGTCTAAACACTTGCGCTACTGGTGGTGCTGCTCGTGCTACCACTCTGGACCAACTCTTCTGCGCATGAATGAGTACGGGATTATCAACGGTTGGAAACCCATGCTGTGGTTCGTGAAGGAAACCCGTGGCGATAAGGAGACATTCATCAACGATGTCGCCACCGGCACCAAGGAAAAGTCTCACCACGAATGGCAACAGTCAGAGTCAGAAGCTCTCTATTTTATTGAGAAATTAACTAAGCCAGGTGACTTGGTTGTCGATCCGTTTTGTGGTGGTGGGACAACACCTGCCGTCTGCGAGAAGGTTAACCGCAAGTGGGTAGCCTTTGAAATTGATTCAGCTAATTACGCTAGGAGCTGCGAAAGAATCATTTCACTCAGAGGTGTTTAATTAAATCCAAGGAAGGTTGTGTAATCAGGAGGTTTAAATGTCTGGCGTGTTGAGAAATAAAAATGTCGCTGAACCTTGGATGGTCGAGGTTAACGACAAAATGAAAGACCGGCTCCCATCTTCTGAAAATTCCATCATGAATATTGATGGATCATTTCTTCAGTATCGAACAAGAATGGGTGACGGCCATTCACTTTCTAGGGAATATCAGGTCCACATATTGATTGAAAGAAAACAGATTTTTCCAGATGGATCTGTTGAACAGATAGGTCCATCTCAGATGGATCAGCTCTACAAGTTGCACGCCAAATGCCTTCAACCATATGCCGTTATAAAAAGCGGGTGCAGGAACATCCGTAATTTTGGCTCCATGAAATTCCAAGGGAATCGAATACATACTTTTGGCGTTGCCGTTTTGTACATGAATGGACCAACAATTGATCAATCAAATAGCTTTATTTGGAAGCGACCAGCATTAAGAATGCGGAGAAATTCTTCAAAGGTTTGTGTCCGCTGTACACGTCCTGGCCTTTGTGATGTTGAGCCGAGGGACTGGGTTGAATTTAAAACAAATGATCCGAATGTTGTTTGGGAAATTCTTGCTTTTGTTCGTGATCCAAACAACCCATCAGAAATTTACAGCGACAGGTCGCACCACAAAATTAACAATGTCCGAGTCAAAGTAGAAGTGTCGGAACTCGGCATGCCATTCGACTCCCACTACCACAAAAACTCTTAAGCCAGGAGCAAACCAATGAGCTGGATCAAAGTCCGAACGCATTTGGCCACGCATCCGAAGGTTGTGCGCATTGCGTGCGCATTGTGTGCGCATCCCGTGCACATCATTGGCGGGCTTGTGCACTTGTGGAGCATCGCAGACCTACACGCTGACGGTGAGCACCTACCGTACATGACCGCGCAGGCCATCGACCACATGGTTTCCATGCCTGGATTCACTGCCGAGCTGGTCAATGCCGGTTGGGCAGACGTTAGGGATGATGGTGTGTATCTCGTTAATTACCAAGTACATAACGGCACTTCAGCCAAGCGCCGAGCGGACAATGCGAGGCGCATGAATTCTGTGCGCAATGTGTGCGCAGCTAGTGCGCACGACGTGCGCAACGATGTGTACCTAGAGAAAGAGAAAGAGAAAGAGAAGAAGAAGGAGAAAAAGGAGAAAAATTCCGACTCCTCACCCGTAGTCATTACATTCCCCACCGATGGCGAAGTGTCGCACTGGCACCTACGCCAGGCAAAAGTGGATCGCCTAACCGAGCTATTCCCGAAACTCGATGTCATGGCCGAGGCGCGCAAGGCTTTGGCTTGGGTCGAAGCCAATCCGGACAACCGCAAAACCGCCGGCGGCATGGATAGGTTCTTCACTGGCTGGTTGACCAGGGCAAGCGACAAACCGAAACCACCAGCCGCGCCGACCTACCAGACACGCACCGCGCCAATAGTCCGTCCATGGTCTGAGGTCTTCGCCCAGCAGGCCGGACTAACCACCGCCGGTTCAGCACAACCGTTACCCTGTCTGCCGGAGGTGGTCCGATGAGCGCAATAGTGCCTGCTGGTCAAACCTTGTGGCTGGATTTGTTCCAGGGCCTGTTCCATGCGAACACGCCAGCTTGGGGACAAACGCTGTTTGCCTGGGGCCAGCTATTCCATGCCGAAGGTCGCAGCAACAGCGAACTGGTCAGCGCGGTGTATGCGATCACCAGGCGAAACCCGATGCCGCAATTCCCAACGCAGTTCCTAGAGGCACTGCGTGACGAGTTACGGCAGCAAGATCGCAGCATGTCGGCACAGGCTGAGTCACGGAGGCTGGATGACACGATCCCGGTGCAATGCGACATGTGCAGCGATTCCGGTTGGGTGTGTGGTCTGCCGCACCTGTCGAGCGTTTGGGGACCAGAGTGGCGCAAGCCGCGAACCACCATGGCGGTTACTTGTTTCTGTTCAGCAGGCGAACAGCTAAACGCCAGGGCGGCTGGTCGGCAAACAGATCCAAAGTCGTTGATGTCGTTTATGCGCTACAGCAGCAAGAACCCGCATTACCAAACCCAGATGGAAACCCGCGCTGTCGAGGTGAATGCCGAGCTAAAAACTCACGAACAGGAAAAAGGTCCACCACTGTGGCGGGCCACAGTCGAGGCGATGTTGAGGAGGTACCAGAATGTTAACGACCGAGCAGAAGATGAAGGCGGACAAGATCTTGGCGGACCTATTAGGCTGCGTGCGTGAGGCCTGCGAGGATGAGATTCAAGAGCTGCGTTCTGATTTAGCCAGGCTGCGATTGCTGGTGCTTCAGCAAACCTCGGTGACCTCGCGCGGTGAGCGGTATTGGCCAGAGTGGGTCAACAAGTATTTTGATTCGATTGGTTCGGCAAAGGTAGGTGGGTAATGACCGGCAACGATTTAGCTAGAGCACTAGGAGGAAAAGCCGTGGGTGTCGCTGTCGTGATGATTGCGGCTATCTCATTTTTCGCAGGAGCTCTTTCTGCCCACATATGGCCGACTGTTAAGGCATTCATTCACTGGGCGACTGGAGATGAGCAATGAACGAGTGCTGCAAGAAAACGCTAGAAGAGCTGCTTTGCCGTCTGGACAAAAAGTTTGCACCGCTGATTGATACGCCAGACCCAAGCGTACCAATGACGGCAGAGCGATTCGCAAGTTTCAAAGTTCTTATCCACGCTGGAGCAATAGCTTCCGAGATGGCTGGTGAAAAATACATCGGACCATCACCACCAGTGATGTACTCATCACGCTGGCTAGATGAGACTGGCGAAAAAGAGTTGGTTAATTACTTTCAGGGCAAACGACGCTACCACGAAATTTATGTCAAAGGCGAAGGCTTGCCGGGTGACAATTTGCAGCCCGGATACTGCAAGGCACCGCTGCCGGGAGGTGAGTGATGGCAGACGACCCGAAACACTACATCGGTGCAAGCGGCATGAGCTGCGCGGATTTTATCCGTGATGTTATCGGCGCTGGAGGTATGGAGAATTTCTGGCGCGGTAATGCGGTGAAATACATTTACCGCGCTGGATCTAAAGGTGGTCGTGAAAAATTCAAGGACGACATCGCCAAGGCGATTGATTGCCTTCAACGGCTAATAAAAGAGCTAGAACCGCAAGAGACAGCGTAGTGATGTGGAATCCACTCCAATGGATTTTGCTTGTTGTTGAGGTTGTCGATTTTCTAGACGAAGAATTTTCACGGAGCAACCGCAATCGGTTGCGATAGCACCAAGCCACTAGAGTGGAAAACCATGCTGATCACCCGTGCAGTGTGGAACATAAAACCGGGTGGAATGATTGGACGGCAAACCTATTGGGTATCGCAATCGTTCAGGCTGGGCCTGAATCTTCCTTGTTCGTCCGCTTGCTGGTGTGTGCGCCGAGGTTCGATTCCCCGGGGGCGGAATGTGGTTTGCGGATCCGGTTAGTGCTTTGTAAGATAATCATGTAAGCATTTCTGACATGGAGGTTCACAATGCACCAAGCGCTTTTGACTATTGCTGCCATCGGTTCAATTTCTTGCCTGCTATGCCAGGCTGGTCCACTCGACAGAATTAAAGACCGCCGCGCTGCTCGATGCGCTACTACCACCGAGGTGGTAACAGAAACCAAACAGGCGGCTGAGATCATCACTAAAGAGCGATTTAGGGTTACCGCCAAGCCAGTTGGCAAAACCATTGAAATTGTGCCAGTGCCTGCGAAATCCAAGTAAGAGGTGCCTATGAGAACCTTATTATTTTGCCTGCTTGTTTGTGGTTTGCCTGTTGCCGTTGGTGCTGGTCCTTTCAGTCGTCGGCCTGTGGCTAAGGCGGTGGCTAATGTCGGATTCGGCACAGCGCAAGCAGTTGCCGAGCAGATGGCCAGAATTGGCCGCGTTGCGCACTTTGGTGGAAACGCCGGATATGAAGGCTGTGGTTCAGGATCTAGTCCAGCAGCGGCGGAACACAACTGCTGTTTCCGGAATCGTTGGGCGCCTAGAGAAGTCGGATACGCACAGTCGGCCAATGGCACATGGTATGCCTGCTGCCGATACTAACGAGGTAAGCGCCATGAACCCGGATACAGAACGGGAACTGGCTACCCTGCGAGCTGAGGTGGTTCTACTGCGAAGCCAGATGGAGAGCGCAACGATACTTTTGGCCACTGGCACCAAGTTGTTGAACGGTTTGCAGGACCACCGTGATGCGCTGCTGAAGGCTATTCGCTGGCACAGGGATCAAATCCAAGCGCCAGGCAGGCCAGATAAAAAACTGTGGCGCATCACGGTGGATCACTGGGACAAACTGAACGGTGGGACCTGATGCAACTCACGCTGCCAATTCCACCCAGCGTGAACCACATTTGGAAACGGCACGGTAAAGCCACCTACCTATCCGCTACCTACAAACGATGGTTGAAAGAGCTACAGGTCTGCGTCCTGGTCGATGGTGTTCAACCGGTGATAGGCGGGCCACTCTCGGTGGACATCACGATCATCCCGGGCAAAGGCTGGCGCGCTAACCGAGACCTAGACAACGTGTTCAAGCCGACGCTCGATGGTCTCTGCAAAATGGGTTTGATCATTGATGACAACTGCTCGGTGATCAAACAAATATCAATTGGCATGGGAGCGGGTGACGGTGCTGATGCTCGGATGCAGGTCAGCGTTAAACGGCTGGAGGGATGAACACTGTGCCGCGTCCGCTGGGATGTGATACCTGTGATTCCAGTCGTGCGTATTCAAAAACGCCTGCTGGGTTCGGGCTATCCGGCACACTGGATTGCAGCACTGACCAGGGCGATAGGCACGCAAAAGAATTTGAGCGGTGAGAAACTAGCCGACATCATCGAGGATGTAGCCGAAGAGTTGGACGAGTGGACCTTGGAACAGTGGGGCGAAGTAGTCCTACGCCTAGCGCCTGAAATGTTTGGCACGCCGCGCCAGTCCTACTGGCCAACCGATGCGCCAGGCGGAAGCTACGAAAAGATCCGGCGGTTACGGCGACGAGCGGCAAAAGGCCTAAACCTTTGGCAACCACAGGATGATTGCAAACATGCCGAAAAAAATGTCGAGCCACAGGCCAAATCAATTCCACTCAGCCGACAGCCGACAGGCAAACCAAAGCCGACACGCGCGCGGGTACGACAGCGTGTGGACTCGGTACAGCAGGCTGTACCTACGAATCAACCCGCTGTGCCGGACGTGCGAGCAAGCGGGACGAACGACAGTGGCAACGCTGGTCGATCACATCCAGCCGCTGAGACTGAGGCCAGACCTGCGCCTCGACAGCGAAAACCTTCAGCCGATGTGCCGCAGTTGCCACGCCGTCAAAACGGTAGCCGAGACGAGAAACCAGTGAAAGGCAAGATATCAAAAGGAATAAAAAACTCTAAAGAAAGGTGATATCAGGTTATAGGGTTAAAGTGGGGGGGATGGTGCGGGTTTAGACCCTGCCAGAAAGGACCCTAGCGAATCAAGCCAACTTTTCTGCCGAAATTCGGCAGCTTTTAAAGTCTAGTGACTGATATCAGGTTGTAAGCGTTGGAAGTGATATCAAAATTTTCTCTGCCAAGGTGACAGATGCCGACAAAGAAGATGCCGATGGTGGTTGATGGAATCCCGAGCCAGCCACCGGAAGACCTAAACCCGGAAGAAAAAAAATCCTACGTTGTTCTGCATTCGCAGGTTACCAAATCCGGCCATGTCAGCAACACTAGCCTTGAATCCTTCCTCCTGCTGGTACACCAACGCGCCAGGCTGAAGCGGATCAGGCGTGAGGTTGATGCACTGGAAAGCTGGATGATTTCAGGCAGCACTGGACAAGGCGCATTGCACCCAATGGTGAAAGAGCTTCGCCAGATGGAAACCGCCTACGCCAACCAGCTCGGCAAACTCCTGATGGATCCGCGTAGCAAGGTGACCAGTCGAGCCAAAGAAGACCAAGTGATGGCGGTAGCAGGCGACAACCCAATCATGAGATCGTTGGGATGACCATGGCCAGAGCGCCAAAAAGGCGTGCGAGCAAACCCAAGAAGAATCTTCCGAGTGAGAAGTTCAGGAGCTTTTGCGCTCAATATTTGACGCATGTCCATGGACCGCAGCGAGGCCAACCATTCCTGCTTGAAGAGTGGCAGATGGAGCGGATCATCCGTCCGCTATACGACACGATCCGCAAGGATGGTTTGCGCCAATACCGCACCAGCTATGTCGAGATTGGCCGGAAGAACGGCAAAAGTTTCTTGGCCATGGCGGTGGCGCTCTATGGTTTGATCTGCGATGGCGAGCCGGGAGCGCAGGTGATCAGCGCGGCAGGCACCAGGGAACAAGCCAGTCTGGTGTTTGACGTGGCCCGCGCCGCAATTCTGGCCAACCCGATCCTGCGGCGCATGTGCCGAGTGTACAAAAAGGTGATCGAGACGCAGGACGGATCGACCTACAAGGTGGTTAGTGCTGATGGATTTAATGCGCATGGCCTGTCGATCTCAACGCTGATATTCGATGAGTTGTGGGTTCAGAAAAAAGCTGATCTATACGAGGCTCTTACCACCTCGATGGGAGCCAGACGACAGCCACTGTCGTTCCTAATTTCAACTTCAGGCTTTGACAAAAACACCATCTGTTACCAAACGCATAGCTACGCCAAGCGGATCCGTGATGGCATCGTTGAGGATCCAACCTTTTTGCCTGTGCTTTTCGGCGCACCAGAGGAAGCCGATTGGAAAGACCGATCCACCTGGCTGAGCGCCAACCCGAATCTAGGTGTCTCAGTCTCGGAAGAATTCCTGTCGAATGCCTGTCGTGAAGCGCAGGAAAACCCAGCCAAGGAAATATCCTTTCGGCAATTCTTTCTATCCCAGTGGGTATCGGCTGAGTCCCGGTGGTTTAGCCTGGACAAGATTGATGCGTCGATGGTCGAGGAATCCGATTGGCCGGACCTCACCGGCAAAGATTGTTTCCTAGGCTTAGACCTCAGCAGCACAACCGACCTGACCAGCATCGCCGCAGTCTGGCCGATAGATGGAATCTTCTACCTCGACTCCTGGTCATGGGCACCGCGTGGCGCTTTGACCACCCGAGAGAGAGCCAACCGCACACGGTTTCAGCCATGGGAAAAATCCGGCCATGTGATCGTGACTGATGGCGAGGTAATCGATTACACGCAGATTCACCGGCACATCGAAGAGATGGCGACGCGATATAACATCCGCGAAATAGCGGTGGACAAGTGGAACTCTGTTGCGCTTTCAAATCAGTTGCAATCGGAAGGCCACACGGTGGTGGCATTTCCACAAGGCTTCGCCTCGATGTCACCAGCATCAAAAGATTTCGAGGCACTGGTTAGTTCAGGCAAAGTCCGCATCCGCAAAAATCCGCTGTACCGCTGGGCATTCACGAATGTTTCCATGGTTCAGGATCCGGCTGGCAATGTCAGGCCGGACAAATCCAAGAGTGGCGACAAGATTGATCCAGTGATCGCATCCGTGATGAGTATGGCCAGAGCGCGGCACCATGAGGTATCGAGCCGGTCGGGCTATGAATCCGGTGGCCTGATGGTTCTCTGAGTTCGTTCAGTTTTAGAGAATCAAGAAATGGCAGACAGTATCCTAAAGCGCATTGGCAAAAGTATTTCCAGCCTGTTGGGCGCTGGTCAGCGTGGCCGTCCGCTAGTGCTAAACGATTTCAACGCAATTGAACAAACTTGGAATGGCCGACCGGGTGCGATGGACTACCTCGGCATTCCAGCCGTCCTGGCTGGTCTGCGGTTGATTTCGGAAACCGTGGGGGGTCTACCTCTGCACTTGTACCACCGCCAGGTCGATGGCGGCAGGAACCGAGCGGAAAACCGCAACGAGGCGGACGTTTGGAAGTACAACGAAAACCGCAACGAAATGGAAATCAGGTCTAGCCTGATATTTCAAATGTTGGTCCATGGTGTCGCCTACGCTCGCATCTCTCGGATTGATGGTGGCGCAAGGAATCTTCAAGAAATCTCCGCCGACCACATCATCGAAAAGACCGACGACATTTTGGGAAAGAAGTTCTACGGAATCAAATCGGATCCCTACGCCAACGACGCGGACACGTGGGTTTCCGAGGCGGACATGTTCGTCTTGCGTGGGACATTCAACGGCAACAGCCTGCTGGACCTATGCCGCAATTCACTGGAACTGACCAAGGCAACTCAAGATTTTGGCGGAACTCTTTACGCCAACGGCGCAAGGCCATCTGGTGTGCTGACGCATCCAGGCAAACTGTCCGACGATGCGCGGCGCAGACTGCGTAGCGACTTCGAGAAACTCCACACCGGGTTGGCCAATGCTGGCCGAATCGCCGTACTAGAAGAAGGCCTGACGTTTACGCCAACCAGCACATCGCCTGAAGATGCGCAAACAATTCAGACTCGGGAATTCCAAGTTCGTGAAGTCTGCCGGATATTCGGCATCCCACCGGCCAAGATGGGTTTGGGCGGCGGTGGCGAAAGCATCGAGGCGCAGAACATTCAGTTCCTTACCGACTGCATTCAGCCGCATTTGATTAGAGTTGAGCAGGAAGCCAACCGCAAGCTGGTTCGCGAACATGAATGGGGCTGGTACACATGGGAACACAGCGTTGAGGGTTTGCTACGCGCGGACATTCTCACACGGTACAAGTCTTATTCTATCGGTCGCAACTGGGGATGGTTGTCGGTCAATCAGATTCGCAAGCTGGAATCATGGGATCCGATTCCGGGTGGAGATACATACCTAAGTCCGACGAACATGCAACCGCTAACCGACACCGCTCCTGGTGCGCGTGCGCCTGCTGGCGATCAACCAGTTGATGCAATGGATCCACTCAATGGCTGAGTCCACTTGGGATGGAATCTTGCTGATTCTGGGTGAGGCGCGAACGCCGCGCCGGTTACCTCCCGGCCCACCACAACAACCGCCAATCCACCTGTCGTTTCAAGACATGATTTCGACAGATACGGAGAACACCGAGACTGGCCGCATCCGCAGGTTCAGCGAAAGAGGAGAGTTCCGATGCCAACCGCCGGAATAGAGATCGAGCGCCGCGTCGGCAGCATTGCCGAGGTGGAGAGCGAAGGCAACAAGCTGCACGGATACGCCGCAGTATTTAACCAGCCGAGTGAAAACCTTGGCGGGTTCCGTGAGTTCATCGCACCAGGAGCATTCAAGCGAACGCTTGATTCCAACGAGGATGTGCGTGCGCTGCTCGATCACGACACGCGGTTGGTGCTAGGTAGACGATCCGCTGGCACGCTACGCCTTCACGAAGACACCCGAGGCCTAGCGGTTGAAATTGACCTACCATCGACCAGCTATGCCAAAGATGCCGCAGAACTAATCAGGCGCGGCGATGTGTCCCAAATGTCTTTTGGGTTCACCCTCTCGAAAGGCGATGACGAGTGGTTGCCACCAGAAGGCGATGAGCCATTGCGCCGCAGAATTGTTCGGCACGCCAACTTGATGGAAGTTTCGGTGGTATCCATCCCGGCCTATCCTCAGACAGAAGTTGGTCTGCGTTCATTGTCCCGCTTTTTGTTGAGTCGGAACACAAACATCTTGCAGGTGCTTGGGTTGCGCAGGTTCTGAGTTCGTTAGGTTCTATAGTTTTGAATTCATGTGATTCACACACAGGAGATTACCAGATGAATAAGATCGTGATTTCAAAGGCCACTCGCGAAGAACTGCTTGAAGCACGTTCCGCATTGATGGCGCAACTAACCGGAATGCAAGAGCGACAACTCACACCCGAAGAGCAAGCCGCATTTGATGCGCTGGTCGCACAGGTGAATGAGATTGATGCGAAGGTCGCAACTTTGGAGGCTGAACTCATGGCTGATCCCGCTGCCGATCCTGGTGAAGGTTCAGTAGAGCAGGCATCTGCTCGGTCAATTCCAGCTTTGAATCAACTACCCAAGCCGCCAGCCGCAAGCGAGCCGGTGTATGTGAACACTCCAGTGCCGAACCTTGTTCGCGACCTGAATGATCGCCGCGCCATTCGCAACCGCGACATGGCATTGCGCGGTTGGGCACTTCAGCCAACCGGTCTCTGCACCGCTGACCATGTCCGCGCTGCCAATGAGATCGGTTTCAACCTGAACAACAAGGTGCTGAACCTGCGACTGTACGAGAATCCCAACAAGGAAACTCGCGCCCAGTCTGCTGGTACGGGCACCGCTGGTGGTTACCTAGTTCCAACCGATCTGATTCGTTCGCTGGAACAGGCTTTGGCCTACACCTGCCCGATTCGCCAATTCGCCCAGGTGATTCGCACGGCAAGCGGAAACCCAATCGACATTCCAACCGTGGACGATACCAGCAACACCGGTGAACTGGTGGCTGAGAATGTCGCCTATGCCGCGCAGGATGTGACATTCAGCAAGGTCACACTCAACGCGTACAAGTTTACCTCCAAGCTGGTTTTGGCCAGCCTGGAACTGCTACAAGATTCCGCCATCAATGTTGGCGAAATCCTTGGTAACTTGCTGGGTGAGCGCATCGGTCGAAGCCAACTCGGCTTCTTCAGCACCGGCACTGGTTCCAGCCAACCGCAAGGTGCTGTGACTGGTTCCGCCGCTGGTGTGACCGCAGCGAGCGCAACCGCCATTGCCGTGGACGACCTGCTCGGGTTGGTCCACTCGGTGGATCGCGGCTATCGTGACGCTGGCGCGTTCATGATGCATGACAACATTCTGCTTGCCATCCGCAAGCTGAAAGACAGTTACGGCCAACCAGTCTTCACCCAAAGCTACATCGTGGGTGAACCTGACAGGCTGTTCGGCTATCCAGTTGTGATCAACAACAGCATGGCATCCAGTGTTGCCACAACTGCCAAGACCATCTTGTTTGGCGACTGGTCCAAATTCATCATCCGCGATGCGCTTGATATCCAGTTGGTGCGCAGTGATGAGAGGTACATGGAATACGGCCAAAGCGCCTTTGTCGCTCTTGCTCGGTCTGATTCCAAGGTCACAATTTCCAGTGCCCTGAAGCGCCTTACCCAGGCCTAATCCCGCAATTGGGACCGGGCTAATCTGACCGGTCCGGCGGGATTCCGCTGGACCGGTTTTATTTGTGGAGGTACTGAATATGCCTGTGGAAGTAGTACTGCTTGAAGCGCTCGCCAATTCCGTTACAGCATGGATGCCAGGGGAACTGTTCCCATGCGTTGATCAGGTCGAAGCTGACAGGTTGGTTGAGCGAGGTTTGGCCATCCATGTGGCTAGCAATGGTGCCAATCCCGAGCCGGAAGTCGAGACGACCACCGAGGAAGCGCCAAAGGCCAAAAAACGCAAGTGAGGTGAGTATGTTCCTAGAACGGATCACCGCTCCGGCATCTGAACCGGTCACTCTGGCCGAAGCCAAAGCGCATATCCGAGTTGATCACTCGGACGATGACACGCTGATTTCGGCGTTGATTTCCACCGCTCGTGATCATGTCGAACGCACCACACGGTTGGCGCTAATCCGCCAGCAATGGCGGATGCGGCTAGAGGACTTCCCAGCCGATGGCGCTGATATCGAGATCATGCGCCGGCCAATGATCACAACATCGGGAACCTACTCACCGGTTATCAGCTACTACAACCCTGACGATGTGACCACCACATCGTGGACTCTGAGCGATGAAGAATTTTTAGCCTACAACAGCAACCCACCGGTCCTGTCCGTCTGGGGAATCGCTGGCTGGCCTACGCTCGACAGTGAGCGCAAATACCCGGTAGAGGTCACTTTTTACGCTGGATTTGGCACCACCGGCGCAGATGTGCCTGGACCGATCAAGCAAGCCATCCTGTTACTGGTCGGCAACTGGTACATCAGGCGTGAGGCCGCCAGCCAGGAGGCAGGCTTGCCGGTTCCCTACGCGGTGGAAAGTCTTCTCTCTCTGTACGACAGCGGGGAATACCAGTGATCCCAGCCGGCAGAATGCGGCACCGTGTGGTTGTGCAGTCGCCTACTGCGACCGTGGACAGCTACGGACAGGAAGCCATCACCTGGACAACTGTCTCAACTGTTTGGTCTGAGATGATTGGTCGTGGCGGTGGCACGCAAGCCACAGTCAATAAAGGCCAAGTAACTCTCGGTCATACTGTACGGATCCGCTACGCCAGCGCACTGGCCAGCATGGACGAGACTTGGCGGCTACTGCTTGGTTCGCGCGTATTAGAAATTAGCAGCATCACCAATGTGGATTACCTGAACGAGATACTAGAAATAACCTGTTCTGAAGAGGTGGTTTAGTGGCCGATTTCGGCTACAAACTTGAATTTAATGGTGCGGATAAACTGATCCGCACCGTGTTGGAGTTCCCCAAAAAGAAGCAACAAGTCTTTCGCTCGGTAGCTCGGGAAATTGGCAGGCTTCTGATACCTGCAATCCGGTCTAGCATCAAGGCTAGGGTAGGCATCAACCGGTTGAAGGCGGCTGGCAAACCAAGTCGCCTGTCTAAATTTATAGCCGCCGCCGGCAAAGAGGCGCAACAGTACCAGAAAAAACTTAAAAAGATCCTGAAGCCACACTCCGCAATTGCTAGGAAGGCTAGCCGCCGCGCCATGAAAGTGGCAAGCAAATACGGCAACAAGATTTCCAAGGCTGTGCGCAAAGATGCCGACAAACTGATGCGTGAGGTGTTCAACGAGTTCGGCATCAGGATTAAACGCAAACCCAAACCACCGGCGGTTAAACCAGAAAAGCCAAAGTCGATTCAACAGGCCAAGCCGGAACAGCCTAAACGCGGCAGGCCAAGAAAGTTGGTCACGGTTAAAAAGCGCACCTACTCTGTTGAACAAATTAAAAAAATGGTCAGCACACCGGAAGAGCGGGAGTTGCTGCGATTTGCAATCACAACCAAAGGCGCATTTGGCACACGCAATAACACGGTCACGGAAGTGGGACAAACCGGCGCTTTGGCACGGTCCATCGGTGTCAAGGTTCACATGGCCAAACCTCAATCGGTTGCGCGCTCGGCAGCGGATGGCCGGGTGATTGGCGGTAGCGGTATCAACCCGCGTGGCATGGCCAGCGGTGCAGAATGGAAAAACGCAAAGTGGAAACGAACATCGAGCGGCAGGGTGCTGTGCATTGTCGGTCCGCGCTCAGGCTACAAGGTCACAGCATGGAATCCATTTATAAACAAACTGGTAACGCACGATCCTAAACAATATGCCTGGTGGCTTGAGAAAGGTCACATCCTGAAGGTTCGTGGCGCAAACACCGGCAAGAGCGTGAAACCTTACCCGTTCATGCGACCAGCATTCGCAGCAACTCAAGGCCAAGTCAGAACACTGGTGAGAAACAAACTGCGTGACCAAGTCGCCAAGCTGTTGGCTTCACGATAGGAGGCATCATGTCCGTATTCGGCAAGGCTATCCGAACGTATTTGACCGGACAAACAGGTTACGCCGCTACTATCCCTGGTGGTATCTCGCCAGAGATTGCGCCAGCCGGTTCAACTCTGCCGTTTATCGTTTACACCGGCAGCGAAGACACGCCGGTTCTGCGCCTCGATGGAACCACAGTTGCACGGCAAGCTAGCGTGAACCTAGTCGTGACTGCTGAGACTCGCAGCGAATGCGAGTCTGTGACCGCATGGCTACGCACCCAGTTGGAACAGGGAACTTGGGTTGGCCTGACTAATCCAAAAATCTTTTTCTGGCGGGTGATTAGCCAGTCGGATGTATCCGAGGTGATACTCGACGGATCCGATGAGTCCATTCGGTTGGTTAATTTACAGGTAGATGGCGCTTATATTTAGGAGGTGATTCCATGCCAGATCCAGTGTTTGCCGTAGGCACAACGGCAGCGTATGTGCCGGTTGCTGGCGGCACTTCCGTCACGATGACCGGACTCACCGCCATTGGTGGCAACACCAAGCAGCGAGCGGTAGCCGATATTACTCTGCTGAGTGATACGACCATGAAACGCCGGCCTGTGCGGACCGATCCCGGCACCGTCCAGTTCACGTTTCAGTTGCAGGATACGGCAACCGCAACCAACGAGTGGACAGGACTGAACACCATTCTGGTTGCTGGCACACTGATCACGGTCACGGTAAACATGCCTGGCGCTTTTGATTCCACACCGCTGTACACATTCAGCGGCTTCATCAGTGAGCTGACCACGCCAGAACTAGGTGCCAACGATACGACGGTGACCTACACCGCAACCATGACGCTGACAGCCTAACACATGCCAAGTCCAGTCATGGCAGCAGGCACCAAGGTATACACCCGCGCAAGCGGTGTGGGATCCTATGTCGAGTTGCCATATGTGCTGGGTTTGACTGGTAGCACAATCACCAGGTCATTCAGTGATAACACTGCTGCCAGCGAAATGACTTTGTCCAAATACATTGGCAGAGTCGATCCCGGCACCGTGTCGATCACGATGCACCTGGAAGATACCGCAACCGCCAGTAACACTTACAGCGGTTGGCGCGTCGGCCTGACCAACGCCAGTAGCTACGACCTGCGGTTTGAAATGCCGTATGTGCCAGCAACACCGTTGTTGGAATTCACTGGCGTGAAACTGGCCAGCGTTACAGGCATCGACCTGTCCAGCACTTCCGGTCTAATTACCTACATCATCACGTTTCAACTCTAGGAGGTTTTGTGCTTACCCGCGACAGCTTCAAACCTTACGCCCTGCTCAAACGTGAGCGAGTCGAGATCCCCGAGCTAAATGATTTTGTTTATGTCCGCGAGCTTTCCGCAGGCGAAGCGCTGGAGTTTCGCGAGAAAATCAGCGATGGCCAAAAGTTCGAGTCTCTGGTTTTGCCGATGCTAGCCAAAGTGATCGTCGATGAAAAAGGCCAGCAGATATTCAATCCATCAGACACCGACCTAATCGGTAAATCATTCCCGCTGCATGTGATGGAAACCATCGCAGCGAAAGCACAGCAGTTGTCCGGCCTAGGCGGAACACCGGAAAAAAACTAAGTCACCAGCGCCGCTTCATGCTGGCGCTGGCCGGTCACTTGGGACGGACAGTCGCAGAACTGGAATGCACGCTGGGAGCAAATGAGCTAAACGATTGGATAGCGCTTGCGCAGCAAGAACCATGGGGACCATACAGGCTGGATACACTCGCAACGCTCGGCTGGTCTTATTCGGTGATGGCAGCACACCTGAAGGATCCAGCAGAAACGGCACGCAGGATATCGCTGCCATGGTGGACGACAAGATCTGCTGATGAAGTGCGGCAGGTAACACCCGAGGAAATGCGCCTGGCGCTATTGTCGCTAGGCGCCAAACCAGTGGAAAGGTCCGATGGCTGAATCGATTTCCAATCTGGCGATATCGGTCGCGCTGGACGGCTCACGAGCCGAAAGCGGGCTGAACAAGATCGCTGACAAGGTCGAGGACTTTGGCAAACGGATGTCCACCGTTAGCCAGATTGGCGCGGGATTGGGTTCGGTACTCGGAGCATTCAAGTTTGGAATATTTGCGGCGGCTGGCGCAGGCGCGGTTGGCATGATGCGGAATCTAGCCAGTAGCGCTAGAGACGCATTGTTGGCCAATGAAGAACTACAATTCAGCCAGGTGGCCGACCAAGGTTCGCTAATGCGTGAGCCTAAATGGCTAGGCTCCATGACAGGCCAGATGGCGCTTTTGTCGGAATCGTGGGACAACCTAATCGTCCGCCTGGCTGAACCATTTGAAGGCGTGATCAAAGAAGGCTTAGCAATCATGCGTGGCGTGTTTGAAGGTTTAGCCGTCACTGCCGAGGAAATCGCCAAGGCATTTGGTTGGGTTCGAGATGATGATGGCAACTTTGAATTCCTGCAAAATGTTTTTAAAGTGGTTCGGGATTACACCATAGACATTGCTAAAGCGCTTACAGGTGGCGTTAAGTATTTCGTCGAAGGCATTGCCAAAGGCATCGATGAGCTACGAAAAATAACCAACCCGGGCGCTCTTAATCAGGCATGGAACGAGGTTCTATTGGATCTCGGATTGCGAAACCGCAAAGAATTTAACGAGGCTATGCGCGGCAACGCTCAGCAATTTAACGCCAACGAAGGCGGCGGACTGGCAAACTTCCAGGCTGGATTGGAAAACTTTGCGGCAAGTCTTGGCAATCTTCAAGGCAATCTAGAGGCGGCCAAAGGTGCTGAGCGGGCGCCGCGCCTAGGCATGGGCAAAGACCAAGCGGCACCAGAAAATATATTTGCGCAAGCACTTGAACGCGGTTCGGTCGCTGAGTGGGAAAGTCGGATGCGTGACCGGTTCAGCACGCAACAAAACAACCCGCAAGAAAAGATCGCCGAAAATTCCGACAAGATGGTTTTCATTTTGGGTGAAGTGGCACGAGGGATCGAGGCTAGCGCTACTAGATTTCTCCCTGGCCTGCTTGAATTCGGAAAGGGATTGTAAATGGCATATGTCAGCTTTAAAGAATTGGCTGGCAAATCCGGCTCGGTCAATTCCAGTTTTCAACGCCAGTACACACGGCAATTCCGCATCATCACCGACGATGCGACGGCTGGTCCATTTTACGCCGGTAGCCATCCCAGTTTGCCTTTAATATTTAGCGTTTATCCAGAAGATGCCAAGGCATTTTGCGTTTCACTAAGTCCGGTGCAGGACAGCGACAATCCGCTGGCTTGGATCGTAACCGCGCAATATGCCTACGCCATGGATGCTTGGGTCGGTGGTGGTGGTGGTGGTGGCGGTGGTGGTGGCGGAATGATGGCCACCGGCAATCCGCAAATCGACACCCAGCAAAAAGGTCAACCACCAGCCAGCAGGGTTTCCAATCCGCTTTCGAGGCCGAGAGACTACACCTTTCAGACCATCAATGTCGGCCAGCGTGTGGTTGAAAAAGATGTGGTCACAGACGAACCAATCGTGAACACGGCTGGCGATCCTATTTCGCCACCCTACATGATTGACATCCCAGCCATCGCCATCACCATTGGCCTGAACAGCACCAGTGCGCCGGGTGACGGCTGGGTTTCCGCTCTAGGTAAAATTAACACCAACACACTGACAATAGGCAGTTGGATAATAGCCGCCAAGCGGGCGAGACTGCGTGGGATTTCAGCGAATCTGGTTTACGAGGAAGGTTTGAGCTACTGGCGATGGTCAATCAATTTTGAAGTGCGTTACAGTTGGACTTGGGATTTGCGGTCGGTCGGACTCGAAGCCAAACAATATGCCAGGGACGCTGCCGGCAACCAAACCACCGTCAAAGGTCCGATCAAAAAGAATGGCAAATACATCACCCAGCCTGTCGGCTTGGATGCTCAAGGATTTGTAGCTGAAAACACCGAAGCGGCTGGAGTCTGGACCGATAATGCTGCGCAATTGTCTTTTGATGTGGTCGCATCAACAACCTTTCCGAGTCCGCTCTAATGCCACCGGAAGTCGGGTTTTCCCTATCCAGCGAATCAGCCGAACGGCTGGCCACCATGCTGCGCGCATTCGAGGGCGGCAGACTGGCACCTAGATTTGGCGCAACCGAAGACAGCTATATTAGCCAACCGGGTGACGGCATCGACTTTGTCCAGGTGACAGGAACAACCACGCCGGCAGGTGATCACACAGGCAAGATCGTCTGGTGGGATAACAACAACAACGAATGGCGCACGGACTACACCGAAATCATCATTCGTGAACCTGATGCTAAAACATTGCCTAACGGCAAATACATCGGCAAATACATGTACACGAAGCTGATCAGTGGGACGACCACCAAAGATGTTTACGTCACAAGTTCCGGACCGATCCTGTCAATTCAGGTGGTGACCGACATCACCTGTGTTTCTGGAGTGCTGACGGTCACTAAGAAAACGCTACACATTCCCGGCGGTAGGTCTACCTAATGGCAGCATCCGCAACGGCAATTGCTGAACCGTTTTCGCCGACAACGGCGACGGTGTCTCAGCCGAGCGGAACGGCTACCGCTGGTTCTACTGGGATTAACTTTTATCCAGAGTCCACTAAATCTTTCGCAATAACACCAAGCGGCGGCGCAAGCGGCGAAACTGGTGGTACAACTACCAAAACGCTTTCCTGTTCATCATGCTGTGTGCCTCCTGTTACTTATCTTAAAAAGTGGTTTTCCGCTGGTGGCTTCTGTCCAGGTGCCGTAGATAACACTGTTCCCGTACAATTAGTCGCCACTTTCTCCATGTCTGGTTATGGTGGTTACAGTCTGGCTGATCTATGTCTGCCTTCATCTGCCAGTATTGATGTGATCGCAAATAATTCGTTGAGAACTGAAAGTCTATTTGTGGTAACGCCGGCGACTTCTTGCCCATTAGTATCGCCTCCAACAACGCGATTTAAAATAAGAACTGCAACTGCACCGCCATATGATGACTTATGTTATATTTACAGTAATATTTATGTACCTAACGGCCTAACCTTTTATTGCATTGCGTGCGATTGCTCGACATTATTTAGTCCAGATAATTTTTCTCAATTAAAATTTTGGGACCAAAATCCGTTTCTTTTTAGGGTGCCAATGACCCTATTGACGTACAGTTGCAGCCCTTTTTCCATCACTTACACAGGCGGACAAATTTATCAGGGTTACCTTCGTAAAGGTTCATTCGACATTACCTTCACCCTATGAAACCATGTCCACTTGAACCGACCACCTGCGAATGCCGGGTGTGCTACCTCTACCTAACCAACCCGGAATACAACCGCCTCTGGGGCGGCACCGGCATTAATCCAGCATTCCGCAAGCAATGGATCACCCGAACAACCACGCCATGCGTTCACCTGGGCGAAGCCATCGAGGATCCAGCAACCTGCGGGTGCGGCGTGGCTGTACTGCGCTCCTGCGCTATCCATGGCCAATGCCGAAAGATTGGCCAGGCTAAATCCGGCGAGGCCATCTGTTCGACCTGTCCAGACTGGATGGCTAAAGGTGTCTGAGTTCGTCGGGTTATTTAAATTTGAGGTATGACACCCGCCATACTTTTCCTGCTGTTCGCTGATATCAAGGCACCGCCGGAGGTGCGCACGCCGTGCAACCGATTGGCGCGAGTCGAAGTTGTTTCGACCGGCAAAAACACCATCCTGATCCCACCAGCCGGCGACTGTGACGCATTCCAAGAGGTCGCCGCCAACGGCAAACTATCATTCCGGGTGATCTGCTACACACCAGGAAAATACCGGTTGACATTTGTCACCGCTGCGGGAGATGTGCCGGAATACGCCACCACCGATATCATCGCTGGTGATCTGCCTGCACCTGTGCCACCAGTGCCACCAGTTCCAACACCGGACGACATCAGCAAGGATCCGCTGTACCAAGCACTGGCCAGCATCGTTGGCGGTTTGCAGGAATCAGACCAACAGAACAGCCTGAAGACACTGGCCGAACTCTACCGCCAAGGCGAGGTAATGGCCGGTCAGCACGCAACGCTTGGCGCATGGACTGGCGCGCTAAGGCTACTTAGCCAGCAAGCCGGCATCGGCAACAAGCTGATCACGGTCAGGCAGCGCATTGCGGACGAACTGTCCAGCGCACTGGGAACTGATCCGGCGGCCAACCTGGCGGGGGGACTCGGCGCAAGATGTGCCGCGCAGTGCCGCCGGATCAGCCTAATCCTTAATACCTTGGCACGGTGAAAACATGGCTCAGGTCGATCAGAATTTTGGTTGGATCGAGGATCCCGCAGCGGTCGACGCGGTGGTCTCCGGCCTACCTATGCCAACATGGGGAGACACGCCAGCCAGCGCAGTGGACGAGGCCAGCCTACCCGACGAGGTGTTGGGATGGCAGGCATGGCAAAAGGCCAGCGGCACGGCATGGCCTGAACTGTCTCAAGGTTCTGTCGGCTCCTGCGTTTCATTCGGAACCAGCCACGCGCTAATGCTCACGCAGGCTGGTGAAATAATCGCAGGTGATGCAGAGGAAACACGCATTCCGTGCATGGAAGCAATTTATGGCGGCTCCCGCGTTGAGATCGGCGGTGGAAAGATTTCCGGTGATGGTTCCATCGGCGCTTGGGCGGCAGAGTGGGTGCGGCGCTGGGGAGTAATAGCGCAGGGAATATATGGCGCATACGATCTGACCAAATACGACCAGGCGCGTTGCCGTGACTGGGGCCGAAAAGGCGTACCGACTGAGATCGAGGACATAGCCAAGCGCCATCCAATCGGCAACTGCACACTGATCACATCGTTTAGCGATGCGGTTTCAGCACTTGGCCAAGGCTATGGGATACAGGTCGCCAGCAATCGAGGATTCAGCCTAAAGCGCGACTCCGAAGGCTATGCGGCACCGAGTGGTCGGTGGAACCACTCGATGTCGTTTATAGGCTACAGGAAGACCGGCAAGCGACCGGGTTTGTTCATCGTGAACAGTTACGGATTTAGCAGCACGACCGGTCCTAAATCACACCCAGACGCGCCAGCATCCGGTTGGTGGGTGGATGCCGAGGTAGCTGATGGAATGCTGAAACAACGCGATAGCTTTGCATTCTCAAGGTTCACCGGGTTTCCGGCTCGTTCCATCAACTGGCTGATCTGAGGACCGCCATGGATGCCATTCAATTCATCAGGGAGTTTGGTTTGCCAACCATGGGACTCTGTGTCGCCGGTTATGCGTTTTGGCAGTGCTGTTCTTGGATTGCACGCGAACTAATTGTTCCACTGCGTGATCGGCATTTTGCATTCCTGCATTCACTGGAAAGCACGCTTGCTGTCCTGGCTAAAACACAGCAGCAACTTGGCACCGAGATTGAGCGCATCACCGACATGATTCAAGGTGGTCAGTTTAAAAAACAGGATAAAGAATAATGGCGAGTCTCGTGTACAACTCGTTTTATTACGACTCGTTCACGGGTTCAATTAACTGCGCCTCCAACACATTTAAATGCCTGCTGGTTACCAGTAGTTACACCGCAGATAAAGCGCACGACAAGCGCAACGACATCACAAACGAGGTTTCGGGAACAGGCTACACCGCCGATGGCAACGCGGCAACCTGCACAGTCGCAGCGGTGGACAACACCAATAACGATGTGGAGATCACCTTCAGCATCACCAGTTGGACCAGCAGCACAATCACCGCACGCGGCGCAGTGATCTATAGGAGCCGAGGCGGCGCATCGAGCGCGGACGAACTGGTCTGCTACATCGATTTTGGCGCGGACATCAGCAGCAGCGCGGGGACTTTTGCAGTCACGATGAATGATCCGATTAAAGTTCAAAATTAGGAGGAAGAATGGCTAAGAGTACCAACCTGAATTTCACCCAAGAAATCAATGTGCTAGGCAAGCGCCTAACCAGCACAGACACCACCAGCTATGTGACCCTGTACACAGCCAGCACAGATGATGCTGTGGTTAAAAGCATCACAGTTACCACCACTGACACAGCGGCTGTAAACCTGAAGGTTGCCATCAATGACGGCACAACGGATTTCCTGCTTGGCACAGTGCGGGTGGCATTGGCCAGTGGCACAGATGGCGCGGTGGCTAGCGTGGATATTCTGGGGTCTAGCCTGCTGCCAGGGCTGCCAAGGGATCTAAATAGCAGGAGCATTTTGCCTTTGAAAAATGGCCACATCCTAAAGGTTGGATGCTTGGCAACGATGACGGCAGCAAAGCAAACGGATGTAATCGCAGTAGTGGAGGAGTACTAAGATGGCTGATCAGCACAGCAGTTTTGTAGAAGGCTTGACGAGCCCGGCGGATAATCAGGTGGCCATTACGCCATCGGACAGCACGGATCTAGCTTTCAATTCACGGGCCATCCGGGTAGGCGTAGGCGGCACTCTGGTAGTCACTCCAGCGGGTGGCGGATCAGATGTGACCTACACGGTTTACAACGGTGAGGTGTTGCCGATCCGTGTTAGCCGAGTGAAGGCAACCGGCACAACTGCCACCAACCTAGTCAATTGGTACTAACATGCTGGACCTACTTAGCATCGGAACCAACAGAGGGCACAGCATGATTGGCGTGGGTATTTCTGCTGGTTTGACGGGCGCTAAAAGGGCTAGGTCTATTCAAGATCCTTTGCCAGCCTTAGATCTAGATTGGGCTACAGATAGGTCTTTGCCAGCGGCCTATGGTCCTACGCCAAGTTTTAGCCGTGCATCGACTGGCACATATTTTACTTCTTCCGGTGTGCTGTCCTCAGCAGCGATAAACGCTCCACGATTCAACCATGTCTACAACGGATCTAGCTGGGTGAGTAAGGGGCTGTTAGTGGAGGAGCAGCGGACGAATTTAAATCTGTATAGTGAGCAGTTTAATAATGCTGCTTATTCAATCAACCAAGGAACAATTTCAACAAATCAGGCAGCTAGTCCAGATGGAAACACAACAGCTGAAAGTCTAGCGGCTTCTGCTGGTACGGTAAACCCATATGCCTACCAAGCAGTTACAACCGTCACCAGTTCTGTTTACACATTTTCTATTTATGTAAAAAAGAATACACACGATTTTGTGCAAATTGTGCTAAATGGTGTGGCAAATGGTTTCGCCAATTTCAATATTAGCAGCGGAGTAGTGGGTACGCTTGGTGCAGGTGGGTCTGCCACATCATCAATAGTTAATGTTGGTAACGGATGGTATAGGTGCATAATTACATACACAGCAGCGGGAACGACATCTGCCGGATACATTAGCCTAATTGGCTCAGCGACAGCAGGGCGTGGGGCAACATTTACTGCTGCTGGAACGGAATCTGTCTACCTTTGGGGCCAGCAACTAGAACTTGGCTCATTCGCAACTAGCTACATCCCAACCACCACAGCAGCGGTGACAAGATCAGCGGATGTTTGTCAAATTACTGGGACGGATTTTAGTAGTTTCTGGAATGCGAGTGAGGGGAGTTTAGTTTACGAAGCTGACTCATCTAGCAATGTTATAGGCAATCATTTTGTATTTCTTGTTTCCGATGGGACTTTTAACAACCAATACCAATCCTCTCGTAGCCAAA